ATGCACCGCTAGCATATTTCTCTTGTGTTTTAAGAGAGAGGAAGTTGACCCCATCTTTTGATGTTGAACGCCATGCAGCTAGCCTACGGTTGCCATCTTGTGGTCCAGAGTAGGCAGGCTGCTTGTTTTCTGCTGTTGCATCAGCATTAGAATACATGCAACCGATGCGCTGATACACGACAAGGATAGCTTCGCCATTCTTGTCAGTGTCTTTAACGATAGCGACCTGCTTGTTGTCACCCTCCACATCCAGCTTACCAGTTAAGATAAGCTGCTGTGTTTCGAACGGTGGGTGCGCTGCACCCTGATTAGTGTTGTCGTATTCCATTAGAATGAAGCTCCCGCTGTTGGTGTTACCACAATGGTAGGTTTGGTTGGTGCGCCTTTAGACGCTTCGTTACCGTCGTCATCTGCTGACGGCAATGCAAACGCAGCTTGTAAGCCATAGCGTTTTGCATAGGTGATACCGCTGCCCATCTTCTGAGCATCGGATGGATCTTTGCTGCGCACAGGACAGGGGCTAACCCGCTTCTCTCCTGTTGGCGCATGAACGATAGTGGTCTGCACCACTTGAATGATCTGATCGCCAAGCACGATAAGATCTAGTGGCTGTGTAAAATACAGCCCAAACTCATTGGCTTGTGACGCAGCCTTGATTACTTCCTCAAGCGTTGCGTAATTAGATTTGAAGTGTGGGTTCTTGCCCGACTTGACGGCAGATACTTGCAGCTTTTGGAATGCAAGCATTGCTTCGTCAAAGTTTGCTGGCGCAGCGGCCTGTGTTTTTTCAGCCATGATTGGCGTCTCCTTCTTTTACAGTGATGCGGCAAGCCCCTCGCTTGTCGCGTTTGATAGTGAGTAAGTCACAGAAAACCTCACGCTCATCGTCAGCAACGAGCGAGCGCAATTCTTTCTTGATGGCCTCATGTTCTTTGGCTTTGTCTACAGTTAATACAAAGTCAGAGGCTAATGATGTGAAGTGATTGTCCTTGCTAGCATCACGAAGCTTGAGGCCGTTGATGTTGATAGCAGACCAATCAATCTTGAATGTGGTTAGGTCATAGCTAGGCTCAGTGTCAGAGGTAACTAGCTGCCAGAACTCTGCCACCTTAGTGACAACGGCATGCAGATAATCTTGACTGTAATCTACTGTGCAATAGTCATGCTCATTGCCAAAGATGACTGACAGATATGCCTGCTTCAGTTGAAACAGACACATATATAACTGTATCTGCGGCATGTAGCTGTCAAGCATCTGGTTCATAGACCTGTTGTTCGATGTATGCTTGCACTCGATCAGGTATTTAACACCCTGTTCGTCAGTGCCAATGCCATCAGCCTGCCCTTTGAATGGTACGCCAAGCAGCGTAGACATTGCAGCCGACTGCTCGTCTGCTATTGCAAGACCAGTATCTTTCGACAGCCATTCTAAATTGTATGCCTCAGTCACATTGCCAAGGTTAACTTTGAAGATGTGGTCGAGATTGTCAGGCTGCTTGCGACCTGTCTTGACTAACCATAGGTCATGCCAGTCACCGCGCAATATATTGTAGAGGTCAGAACCCCCGATGAAACCTTTGCGTTCCATGTCCACTCCTTTATTTATACTGCATTATTGCATACCTACCTGTGCATATCAATGCATTTATGCAGTTTATTGTGCAAAAGAATACGAGGTGCAGCCATAGGTTCACAGATCTCTGCAAACTCTGCAAAAGATGGGAAGAACTTTGCTTTCTTCTTAACCTTATCGACAGCATAGATAACAATGTCGGCAGGATACTGCGACAATTCTCTAGCCAGAGCCTCAGTCTTGCCGTTGAGCATATCAACATCGAACGATGCACCGAGCGTAACCAATGGTGCAATCGTCTTGATCTGCTGGACAATCATCTTGTGAGGCAGCGGCTCCATACTTTGTTTAACTACAGTCAAAGCATACTGAAGCTTGTCTATATCCTCACGCCCAATTGAATAGCCCATGAGTGTGAAGTCTTGGCTGTGATTTTCTTGTAGGCTAGGAAGCAAGGTACTCGCGCATTCTCTCACTCTGGCTGAGACCTTGTTGGGATCGCCCACCTCTAGCTGACGCTGCGCCCCCGCTGTTAATGAAACCTCGCTTGTTGGTGCGGTACTCACGCATGAACCATTTGTACTTACGATCCCAGCTAACGTACTTTCTTCCCTCGGCTTGCCAATATTCACGGAACTCAATTTGTTCAGCGTCATGGTCTATCTCCTTTATGTTTGGCAACGCATCTATCTCCGCGCGCAATTCAGATGAAGCAACCCAATCATCAGGGATCGCTATCTTCTTTGGTTTATGATTGGTTACTGATAGGTTACTGCCCACCTCAGAGACAGTGGTGTCTACCACAGAGACACCGGTGTCTCCCACATAGACACGGTATGTGCTTGAGTTGAATGCGGTAGGCATGCGTTCGATGTAACCTCCATCGATCAGAACATTTAGTTTCTTAGCCACAGTTGACCGCCCCATGCCAGTGCGTTTGGCAAGGGTAAAGGTACTAGGCCAGCACTCGCCTTGCTCATTGGCATAGTCACACAATGTGACAAGCAACCACTTGGCAAGCGGATCCTTTATGTCGAGACGCATAGCGTCAGCCATCATACTAAACATTTGTTGCGATCATTACTCTTTGCTTGCGACCACTGCGACCGGGCTGTTTCTCGCCAGTGTACTGGATCAAACCCTTGCGCTCTAACGATGCAAACCTAGCAGTGACAGATGAATAGCTTTCAATGCCATGCACATTCTTACAACGCAGGCGTACATCATCAGAGATGCAGCCATTGTAAGTGGCAGACGCAGCCTCTCTTGTGTAATATTTGACAGCATCAAGCACGATCTTTTCAAGGTGCGTAACATCAATGCTTTCGGCAGCTTCGATGCTGGTAATAGGTGCGTTAGCACGATAGAGATGTGTAGGCATAGGCGGCTGATCAAGTCCCATACGATCAAACAAATCGTTCATGTTGTCTCCTTGTATTGCGTGTTGAATCGTTCGTATAATTTACGAACGTCTTGGTCATCGCTGCTTGCCGCAGCTTCAGCCAGCAATCGATTGATTAGCTGGCAATCTTTGAAGCGCAGCCACACTGGATAGCCTTCCGGCTTGCCAAGCAGCGCACGTTCTATGTAATCGGATGTGTTCTTATAATGCTGCATATATGCACCAGTCTAATATATAATTGACAAGAAGCAAGTCTTTAATGCAGTATGAATTGCGGCTTGCTAGTCTCCCATCGCCGCTAATAGTGAAGTCGGCTGGCTATTTGTCCCTCCTTGATAGCCAGCCGATAATCTTTCCAGCGATAGGGTTGCTGGCTTCAATGCATATAAAGTTTGGTCCACTCTTTTGCTTGAGCAAATAGATGTCAGCCTCTTGTTCTTTGTGTGTCTTGGATAGGAAGCTGAAGCCACGACCAGTAGCTTGGTATTTGCTCTCGGCTATCAGAACTCCGGCTTTGGTTTCGATGCGGATGTCTCCGCTAAACTCTCCACCCAACTGTCCTGAGAGAGGTTGCCTTTTCGCTTTGGCACCGAACGATGATAGCCATTCGACCCACCATTTTTCGTGATAGTTTCCTTTATTGCGCTGAGATGTTGCCATCGTTTTTCCTCATGGCATGAGACGCAGACCAACACCCCATGCCCATAGATTACATACCAAGGTGTGATGTCACCGCAGCCTTGGCACTTTTGCGAGTGGCCTGTCTTATCTGGTTTTGATTTCGACTTGCGCTTCAAGTGCATCCATCCAACAGATTAAAAGAAAATTAGATGGCACTCTCTTGTATTGCTCCCACTTGTGAACAAGTGAAGACGCGCAGCCAATACGATCAGCTAATTCTTCTTGTGACCAGCCTCGGTCATGGCGCAGTGACACCAAGCCAGTAACTAATTGCTCCCAATTGTTACTGATTGCCTTGGGTTTGCTGTAATGCGTGAACTCTGATCGCATTCAGTACCTTTTCGGCAGTCGATAAACGCAAATCTTTCCCAGCAATAGTTCGATAGTATGTGCTGGTGGGTACGCCAGACATTCTAAATGCCTGTAATACTGTTACATTTGCTGCGCTTGCCGCCGCTTCCAACTGTGATATATAACTCAACATGGTAATTAATCTACTGCATTTATGCAGGCTTGCGCAATAGCCTTACTAATGCAATACTGCATTAAGCTCTAATGACGGTTGGTGTTTCATGCTGTATTTATACAGTAGGAGGTATCGATGAGATGGAAGACTACGAAGCAAAAGCAATCCGTGTTTGGATGAGATCGATTATGCAAACGCGTGAATGGTCAGCTAATAAGTGGGCAACCATGGCGGGTACAAGCCCGACCAACATAACAAGATTTTTGAACGGTGGTAAGTTTGTTCCATCGTCCAAGACAATAGGCAAGCTTAGCCACATAGCGGGATCAGCCCCACAATTATCACAGAACGCAACATTGGATGCGGCTTCAAGAAAGATCACGCTGAAGGATCATCTTGAAAAAGATATAGGGCAGGTGACGGTGTATAATTTAACTGGTGATATAGTTGCGTATAGATTTGATAGACGATCAAGATCGCATGGCGTTGACATTGGTGACATCGTTGTTATCCGCAAGCAAAAGAAATTTGACACAGGTAACACTGTTCTGTTCATTGCTGATGAAGGCTTGGAATTAGGGAAGAAGCTTGAAGGTCAGAACGCTTTGTTCCAGATAATAAAGAACCGCACAGTCAAGCTTTGTGATGTGCGGGTCATTGGTAGGGTGGTTCAGATTGTTAAGAACTTAGACGATTAACTCATACGCCATACACGATAGCCCTCTTTGAGTTTACGCATCGCATATTTTACATTGCGATAGCGCATGGCATCTCGCATCCTTAACGCTTCTATCTCTGTTACAAACAGCACGCTATCACCAGCTTCCATTTGCTCAACAAAATGAGATGGTCGAGGCGGTACAGGTATGTGCTTTTCAATAAACATTACACACCTCGCAGTATTGTAGACCAAGCAGAGATAATCATTTGCTTGTCTTTATCTGACAACATGCATTCATCAAGCGATGCGTGAACAATCTTGTTAATGATATCCACCGATTGCGCCCAGCTATATGTGGGCTGGCGCTGCTCGGTGGTATCATACACATCATCAAATCTATTCATCATCACCTCCTAATGGATCAAAGCAAT